ACCTACTAATTGGTTTCTATCAATTACATCTGGTGTGTTATTGCTATCATCCATTACTACTTTAAATGCATACAATCCTTGTCTTTGTTGAACACTTTCTAAGTATGGGTTAACTTGGCTTAAGAATTGATTTCTTGTAGCGATTGTATTTTGCTCAAATACTAAGTTGTTACCTACTTGAGAAATATATGCTTTAAGAGCAATTAATAAACGACGAACATTTACACGATCTAAAGCTGATGCTTGAGTTTGTAATGTTTTCTGTCCGTATACTACTACTCCAGTTCCTGGGAATGTAGCGATTGGATTAACTTTACTATTGTATAAAGTATCTCTATCACTTTGTGCTAAACGTCTTTCAGCTCTAACTACAGTGGTTAATCCACCTCTGTTTATACCTGCAGGTGCAAACCATGGTTCAGATACTTTATCATTGTAAGCATATACTCCACCTATTACAGTTGAAGCAGGTGTCCATACTTGAACTCCACTATCTGGATCTTGAACTTGACACCATGGCCAGTAAGCAGCAGCATATGAAGTATTTCTAGTAGCAGCTTGAGTAGTAACAGTACTAACTGTAGACCCATATGGTACTAAATCACACACATAAATAAAATCTCCTCTGTTTTCAGCAATAGATACAATACTTGAAACTAAACTTGATTGTAAACTATTGAATATTCCAGGTGTTAATAGTATATTAAATTTATAATCATCTTGGTTTGCTAACAAGTTGATCATTTCTACATACCCTTGGTTAGCAGTGTTAGATCCTGATGGTATACCTTGAGATAAGTTACCGTCTGTAATATTATTGTAATATTGAGCTCCATTTTGTAAACCACCAATAGCACTAGTAAATGAACCACTAGCAACAATTGGAATTGAAGATGTATATTGTGGTTTAGCTACTCCATTATTATCAAGATATCCTGGTGTGTTAGTTACAGTTTTTACTCTTACATATCTTGAACCTCCAGCATATGAACCGGTTGTTTGAAGATAATATGAAGTTCCATCTGTTCTATAAGTTTGAGATTGATCACCTATTACTTTAGAAACATAATTAGGAGTAAATGGATCTAATGTTAAATTAGTCCAAGTTTCTAATATTGTTTGATTTAAAGCATTATCATCACCTTTTCTAATTAATAAATCGAATGTTCCAGAGGCAGTGTTTGAGTTAACAATTTGCCATCTAACATTATTTGCGGATCCACTAGCTAATGCTCCATTAGCATCTAATGAGCTTGAACTGTTTTGTTCAATTCCTTGAGATATAGTTTCTAATACAAGAGAATTACCTAGTGCTCCACTAATAGCTGTACTAACTGCGGATGTATAAGATCCACTAACTACACGAGATACTATTAATGAAGTTCCTCCATTAGCAAAGTAGTTGTAAGCAGCAATAGAAGTAAAATAAGTGTAAGTTTGACTATTACTTCCACTAGTGAATGTAGTACCAAATTTGTTTTGGTAATCACTGTATGTAGTAACTAATGTTGGAATACCTACGGGTCCCTTAGCGGTTGGGCCTATAATAGCCGCGCCGGCTTGTACAGGCTGTGTAGAGATGAATGAAGAATCATTCTCTCTTGCTAGTACACCTGGTGATATTAAAGTTTCTGCCATGTTGTTTTTAAATTATGTTTGGTTTATTGATAAATATCTTAAAAAGCGTCAAAATCATGAAACCGGGATGAACTCTCCTTTTTCTAAATCAATATTTCCATCACCGTATTTTTCTTGAAGTTCTTTAGCTATTGTTGTTTCTTCTTCAATTTGTTTTTGAAGTGAAGATTTAAGAGCTTGCTTATCTAATTCTAAAAGTTGAATACGATACTCTACTGTTCCTAATGCTTGAACCAAGTTAGATTGGTTAGTTTGAATTGTCTTTAAAGATTGAATTTCTTCTTGTGTTAAAACTTTGTTTTCCATAAAATTTGTTTTTTGTTATTGTTTATTATAAATATCACGAAGGGGTTGGTAAGTTATTGATATCTGAAACTGTTTCTGAGAAAACAGTTAATTTATTTCTATCTGAAAATTTCTTGATTGAGTTTAGATCTTTTTGTATAGTATCAGGTATGATATAACCATACATTTTAAGTGTAAAAGTACTTTTAACCATTCTTTCAGCATTATCTGATAGTTCTACAGTTGTGGGGAATGAGTCAACATTTGTCTTAAACTTAAAACGTTCAGGATCACCCCAATATGCATCAGACGCATATTCTACTGCTTCAATTATTTTATTTAATTGGTCCATATAATAAGTAAACACAGCACATTCATATGTTACTGTTAAATAATCAGGTACTACTGTAGCGTATAATGTTTGTTCTGGTTTAATTCCGTTTAAAATGTTAAATTTACTATAAGCATTCTGTTGACTATATTTTTTACCTGTGACTGCTATGTTATTAGGTTGATTAGCATCTAATTTATTTGCTACACTTCTATTTTTATCAATACTATTTCTTTTAAACATTAATAATGGAGCCATTATTCTACCATTTAAATCTCTATAATATCCATCAATTTGGAATGATTTCCATTTCTCAGGTGAACCATAGATAATAGGTACAGGAATTAATTCACCATTTTGTTTAACTGTTGGCTTAATGACATTTTGAAAGTAATACATTACTGCCCAATCTAAATCTTCTAAACCAATTGAAAATGGCTTTACAGTATCATCTTTAAATGATACTTGTTCTGCTCTATTAGGTTTATTAGCATCATTAGGATTACCAGTAGGAGAAAATCCAGGACCACCTGGTGTAAGTGGCTCTTGTAAAGATTCACTTATTTCTCTTTGTGTTTTAGGTGTTACTTTTCTTTGCTTAGCCATTATAATCTTTGTTTAATAATGTTAATACGATCTGCTGGTATATAGTGTGTTTCACAAACTACACTTACATTATAACCAAAGTTTTCTAAACCTGGATTTAATGGGTTTTGAGCGTATGGGTAATCAGGATCTTTACCTGCGAAGAATTGTTTAATGTTTGTATTATCAATTTCAAAATAAGACTCTTGATATAATAATACATCTCCAACTTCAGGATGAACATTAGTATCTACTAAATCATCTCTTAAGAAAGCTGCCCTAATACTCCAGTTAAAGTCAACACCAAATTCATTTGTAGGACTTGTATTATCACCTACAGTAATTAAAGCATTTAATAATACAGGACCATCAAAAAACTTACCACCTGATGCTTCTCCATACATGTTTACTTTAGTTTTATCTAAAACATATTTGTAAAATGCTATTTGTTGAGTGATAACATCTCCCATCAACTCACGGTTGATTTTTCTAAACATTGATATGTCTCTACTGCTTCCAAAAAGTGCCATTATCCGATATATATTACCATTGGTACATTATTAATTTCTTGTCTTCTAAAATCACTTTCTTGTGAACGTCTTTCTAATAACGACTTTTTAGAAGTTTCATCAAAGTATAATCTTAATCTTTCTATTAATGCTACTTTTTCTGCTGTAGCCGCTGCTAATAAATCTGACTGGTTTAAAGTCATGTTTTGGTCAGGGATAGGAACAGTAGAGTATTTACCTCTAACATATCCTAACATTTCCTTACATAGCGCTAAACAATACTCATATATCCATTGTCTACCAACAGAATTGATTTGTGTATAAACTGGATTACCGTATGGTGCATTTGAAGGATTTGTAATACCACCTGGTGTTATTAATCCGTTTGTTAATCTTTCTTGTACTTTAATGTATTCAAAGAATAAAAATCCATCTCTAACATCACTGTCTGATGGTATAGGGAATACTTTTATTTTATTGTTTACAATATTAAATGTGTAAGCAGATAAACGAATTGTATTGCTTAATTCTATACCTTGAATCACAGCGGCATCATAAGCTACAGGCATCATTAAATATCCACCTCCATATCCACCTCCATACATTCCACCATATAAACCAGAAGCTGGTACTCCTCCTAGTCCCGCAAATCCTCCAAATGGAGCGTACATTTGACTCACAGCAGGTAAGTTTTGATAGAATACAGATTTGATTTCAATTCCACCTGATATACTTTGGCTTACAGCCCATGCTCCTAAATCATATTCTTGTACTCCTGGTGTTAAGGCTAATGCTCCACTATAATAAGTTACATTTCCACCCGCACCAGCTTCCGAAGCATATTGTTGTGAGAGACGTACTATAGCCCCCATATTGGGCGTAATAAGCGCGTTATTTAAATTTGAAGACGTAGGTGCACCCTCTAGTGATAACATATTATCTCGCACTTGATAAGCGTAGAGCTCGTTACCATATGTGGTAACTGCTTCTTCAAAAGCAGCATAGAAGTTTAAATCTTGTAATTCAACTTCCATAATAGGATATCCTAATCGACGAGCAACAAATGTAGTTACTTTATCAGCATCAATTTGAAATTGGTAGTCATAGTCATAAAACCCAAATGGGGTTGCTCCAGGGATAAATGAGCTAGAACCAGGATATATAGGAATATTCATGTGTTAGATTTTGTTATAAATATTAATATAAAGCATTCCATGTAGTACCATCATAAAAATATGGTTTTGGAGGTACGCTTGATGATACAGCAAATGATCCTGTTGCTACTCCAGATGGGAGTGGTGATTGTGGGGTGAGTGTTAGTATGTTTGATATAGTAGCACTTCCTGTTACTGTTAGACTACCAGAAAACAAACTTGTTCCTATTATATGCATACTGGCAGATCTATTATACAGTGCTGTATTACCAGTAGGTTGAACATATAGTGATGTTGCCATTACACCTATAGACCCAGTATCACCTGCAGGTGTAACACCTTTACCGTATACTCCAACACCTCCTTGTCCATACACTCCAGCTCCAGCATTTAATGGGCTTGCTTGTTCTACCCCATTAGCCCCTTGTGCTCCATAAATGGGGTATTGATACGCTAAGGCTTGAATAGCATTATGACCACCCCATCCAGCACCGTTATATACTCTTAAACCATAAGTAGTACCAAATGTACTTCTATATATAGTTAAAGAACCAGTATCATCAATCCAAGTACCTGTAGTTCCGTTTGATCCTACGAATAAAGTACTACCATCATCTCGTACTACTAGTGAAGCTGAAGCGTTAGTATTTTCTACACGAAGTGTTGTTGAAGCAGATGTAGTACCTGATCCTTTAACCATTAAACGAGCTGAATCTACGGATGTGCCTATTAAAACATTATCCCCAGATGTTATAGTCATTGGGAATGTATTTGCTAATCTTTGGAAAGTTAAATTACCAGATGAACCATCTGCTGCACTAGTTGCTCTAACAGTCCATCTTGGTAATGAATATGCGGCGTTCTTAAACTGTAACTCAGCATTAGTAGAAGCGGATGTTTGTATTCCTATAGCTGAGTATCCTGATGGATTACTTACATCTAGTTTAAAAACAGGATTATTTGTTCCAACACCAACATTTCCACTTCCACTTACATATAGGATATTATTTACAGCAGGTGAATCTATTTTAAATAACCCAGAACTTGATGAACCTGAAATATGGAGTGAAGCTGATGGGGTAGGGTTTCCTATACCAACATTAGTTCCAGTATCTGTTATTTGTGCTGTGTAAAGAGCAGTCCATCTTCGATTAGTTAATCCTAATGTCATTGATGAGTCTGGGTAAAAGTCAGTTGTTCTAATCCAAAGTCTATCAGCGTTGGCTACTTTAATACCCATCACAGTATTATCTAATAACCATATCCCACTTGTTCCTGTTCCGAATGTTAGACCTGTTGATAATGTTCCTGTATTAGGGCCAATATGAAGTGAGGATGAAGGAGTAGTAGTTCCAATACCAACATTTCCACTTGAACTAACATATAATCTTGAAGAACCACTAGTAATTAAAGTTACTGCTCCAGTACTATCTCCACCTAAACCTGATGAAAATCCTATAGCATTTAATCTATAAGGGATAAACATAGCAGTTGTTAAGTCGTTAAAGAGAGTACCTCGTATCTGTATTTGGTTAGTTAAGTAACCATCACTAGAAAATCCACCTACAAATACTCCACCTGCTTTAAAAAGTATTCTACTAGAATCTAAATAAATTCCGTTTGAAGTACTTCCAAGTGTAATAGCGGGGTTTGTGAAGTCACCTACAAATGCTGATGTTCCTAGTTGTATTGATGGTGTAGAGCCTGATATAGTTAAGCTACCTGTTATTTGTATTCCACTTGGAGCTGTTACTCTAATTACATTTGGTAATGTAGCGTGTGAACTACCAAACATATCAATTGATGATCCTACAGTTGAATCATTTGCTATAGTAAAAATTCCAGTAGCGTTTAATGCTCGATATAGATATCTACCAGTTTCACCAATACCTAACCAACCTTGAAATCCAACAGTAACTAATCCATCATCTCTTGTGCTTAATAAAGTTGTACCAGAGCTATTTTGTACTGTTAAAGCACTTGTCGCACTTGAAGATCCTGATCCTCTAAGTCTTGCACTTCCACTTACATCTAAAATAAATAAAGGACTGTTTGTTCCTATACCAGTATTACCTTGTACAATCAATCCATTAGCTGGTGCTACAGCATTTATATATGAACCACCTATAGACATACCGTTGTTTGTCCATATCATAACAGAATTGTTATTGTTTGTTCTAATACAAACAGGATGGTTAGATACTGATCCTACTATTGCTACTGAGCTAGCTGCATATAAATTAGCTATTACCCCACTAGTATCTCGTATCCATATTTGAGGGAATGAAGTACCGTATAGATCTAAAAGAGCTTGAGGATTATTTGTTCCAATACCTACTCTACCATCATCTCGTACTATAAATGAAGCACTAGCGTTTGAGTCTTGAACTAAAAATGACGATGATAAAGATGAAGTTGTAGCACCTTTAATATGGAGTGATGCGGATGGGGTTGAAGTACCTATTCCTAAACTACCAGATGACGTAAATGTTGCCCTTAAATTAACTCCTCCAGTATATATTCCTAAATTACCTGCTGTGTCAAACGCAATTAAACCACTACCTTCAGCGAATATACCCTTCATAGTATTACCGCTTAATTGAATATAATTGTTTGTAGAATTACGAGTTATATGTAATGGGTAGTCGGGCGCAGTATTTCCTATACCTACATTACCATTAGCTAAAATACGTAATGCTTCTGTTCCGTTTGTACTAATTGCTATATTATTTGTAGCGGGAAAAAATATACCAGTTGTATTGTTATTAGATCTTGTAAGTACAGGAGCAGCTGCGCTTCCATTAGTAGCTACTGTTAATGAAGGAGTTTCAATTCCTCCTATTTTTAATTCAAAAAAACCATCGGCTCTTAATCCTAAGATCATTGTACCTGCACTATTTTTCCACATCTGAACCATTTGGTTAAATAGATTACTATATGGTGTTAAATTTTGAACAACAAGTGGCGCATTAAAGGTATCGCTCATAGCTGTTGCTATTAATGTACTTCCACTTACAGTTAAACTACCTGTAGGTACTCTTACAGTACCATACAAAGTTTGAGTATCATTAGCGCTATCTCCTAACTGGTTTGAACCAGTAGATAATACAGTTTGGTTAACTACTAAAGTACCAATAGAAGCAGTTCCTAACACCGTCACATTACCCGATACTACTGCTGAAGACATTGTTGTTGCTCCAACTATATTAGCACTTCCAGAAAAGATTGCAGGACCTATGTTTGTGAATGTAGATGATCCTGATACTAAAAACGAGCCTGACACTTGTAAGCTAGATGTAGTAGCCCAAATGCTTCCACTTATATTGCTAAAAGGTTGAGTTGAACCAGAAGGACCAGTTGCACCTTGTGGTCCTACTGGTCCTTGAGGTCCAGGGTTATTTACTTCTACAACATTAGTAATAGGTTGAGGAACAATGATTTGATTTTCCTCTGTTACTACTGTTACATTAGCTATATCGGTTTGACTATTTATACTATTATTCTGCATTAAGCTTCAGGTTTATTATAAATATGAAGGTAAATTAGGTTATGCTATAAATGTCCAACCTGTAGATTTGTTTATGTATAATCCTTCTGTTGCGTCTGTACAGTATACCATTAGTCCTACTGCTGGTGTTGATATGGCTGTGCGTTGAGCGTTAGTCATGCGAGGTGGTAGGAAACCTTTTGTAGTGCTGTCAGCTTGCATAATAACACTTGTGTGCGCATTTGCTTGCCCAACATAAAAAGGTCTACCATTAATAGCTGCTTCGCCACTATTTATATAAAATCTTCCACCACTATATTCTAAACGAAGGCCAAAAAGAGCATTATTTGATTCAATAAAAGATGAATTTGGTCCTTGTGTAGAAAAAGCACCTTGCACCCTTGCACTTCCATTTACATCTAAGGTGTAAGCAGAAGATGCAGTTGTATTAATACCAACATTACCACTTGAACTAATAGACATCAATGTAGTAGAACCGTGATTAAAGATTATACTACCACTAGTAGTTTCTATTGCTCTAAAGTTAACTGCGGATGTCAAAGTAGGATTAACGTATAATCCTCTTGTTATACCATTTGCTCCACCTGTTTGGTTTATTGACTGACTGATAGTAAGAGCATTAATGACTCCTGTCCCACTTGTTGGTGCAAAGGTATGTGTAATTCTTTGAGTATCGTGTGTTCCTGATGTTAGGGTTAAATTGGCTGTAGGCTGAACAATTAAAACTTGTGGTTTATTTGTAATTGTAGAAATAGTAACATTTGTACTATCTGCCCATGGTGCGGTAATAGTTAAATTTTGGTTTTGGATTGGTGAAACTTGAGATACTAAAACATTGTTTTCTAAATAAACAGTGTTTTTAAATCTTGCATTTCCATTTACATCTAGTAAGTATGCTGATGAAGGAGATGAGGTTCCAATTCCAATAGTTCCATCATCTAATACTACTAAGGAAGCTGATGTATTTGAATTTTCAACACGTAAAGCAGTTGTAGCTGATGTAGTGCCTGATCCTCTTACATTTAATTTTGCTCCTGTATCAGTTGTTGTACCAATGGAAAAGTTTCCGTTAGCAAATAATTTCGCTAATGCTGTATTAGTATTACTTGAAAAAGTTAATCCTGATGTTGTGCGCATAAGAATATTAGAAGCCGCTGCGTAAATGACTGCATCTAAATAATTTACTGCAACCCATCCACTTGAATCAATTGATGTTACAGAAGCACCATTTGTCATAAATCTTGCTATAGTTCCTGCTCCTACTCTGTTAACATCCAATGGTGTTATTGATGAAGTTGTTCCAATACCAACATTACCACTACTACTAATAAACATTAATGGAGTAGCACCATGATTAAATGATATACTACCTGATGTAGTTTCTATTGCTCTAAAGTCTGCTGCTGAGGTTAGTGTTGGGTTAATGTAAAGACCTCTAGTTACACCATTTGCACCGCCTGTCTGGTTGATTGTAGGAGTAACTTGAAATCCTGTGAAAATAGCAGTTCCGCTTGTTGGAGCAAATGAATAAATCATATTAGCACCTTGACGAAATCCACTTGTATTTGTATAGGTGTTTCCATTTCTTGAGCCAAGATAAATACTCGCATCATTTGAACCTATTCCTGTTGAACCGATTACTTCAATCCAGGTGCTATTCGATGCGTTCTGAATCCTGTCAGTACTTAAATATCCTGTTCTAGCTGTCCCATTTACATCCAACATATACCCTGAGTCTGTTGTTGTGCCTATAAGGACATTACCGCCTGCTGTTATTTGTGCTCTTCCAATACCATTAGTAAGAAAACTAAAAGGTTGGTTTGAATTTGTACCTATAAATGAGTTACCAGCACTACCTGCTCCAATAAAGGTAGTAACACCTTGTCGAACTAAATTTATATAATTTCCATCAAAAGTTGTTATTAAACCAGCTCCTAAAGAAGCACTTCCATGTGTAAATGTACCGGTAACACTAGCACTACCTGTAACAGTTAAACTACCAGTAGGTATCCTTACAGTACCATACAAAGTTTGAGTATCGTTAGCATTATCTCCTAATGTGTTAGAACCTGTAGAGTTAATTGTTGTATTAATCTGTAGTACATTTATAGAAGCAGTACCTAATACTGTTACGTCTCCTGATACAACAGCAGATGACATTGTAGTGGCTCCTGTTATAGTCGCACTACCTGAGAATATGGCTGGGCCTATGTTTGTAAAAGTAGAAGATCCAGATACTAGAAATGATCCTGATACTTGTAAACTACTTGTTGTAGCCCAAATACTTCCACTTACATTATTAAAAGGTTGTGTTGAGCCAGAAGGACCAGCTACACCCTGTGGTCCCGTAGAACCTTGTGGGCCGGGATTATTTATTACAATAGTACGCATTATACTGTTACTTGATTACTTAAACTAATTTGTCCTTCTAATAATCGTACTGTTAGTGGACAAGCTCCACTTCCTGAGTATATTTCTAAGTCGTATTTAGCTGTGTTAAATGTGAGTAAAGACGAGGTACAAGCAGCTATATATATTCCGATGGAACCACTAGCAGGTGGTGTACTTCCATTGCTTCCGCTAAAATTTAGACCAGTACCATCGGCGTTTAAAGAACTAGATAATGTAAGATATACTGTTCGAGATGCATTAGAAGCATAATCAGATGCAATTTGCATCCGTCCTGAATATCCAGTTAAGTCAACTGGGTTATTGGATGAATCTTTGTATTGTATCTCAAAGTTTGTAGTTGTTCCTTGTTCTATTGTAAATGAATATCTTCCTGCTCCCATGTGTATTGTTTAGCAATAAATATTAGTCTCTATAATCTGAGTATAGTTTAAGTATAGGTTCTACAATTTCATGGCGATGGTTTGTTTTAAGGGTAACTACTTTTACTCCTTTAATATCTGCTTCTAAACGAGTAAAGAAACCAATACCACTATCTTTCTTTTGTTTTAAGTCTGTTTGAGTGATGTCTCCACAAAATATCATTTTTCCACCTTTACCTAAACGACCTAATATCATTTCGGTTTGACCGTGAGTAATGTTTTGACATTCGTCTACTATTACTACTGCATCTGGGAATGTTCTACCTCGCATAAATGCAAATGGTACAATTTCAATTTGTCCATCTGCTACCATTTTTTCTATTTTAGTCTTATCATATAACATATGTAAGTTAGCATAGATAGGAGCCAACCATGGATCCATTTTTTCTTTTAAGTCACCAGGTAAGAAACCTATTTCTTCTTTTGCTACTGTAGGTCTAGTGATGATGATTCGTTCAATGTCTTTTCTAAACATTAAATCTAAAGCAACTTGACAAGCAACTAATGTTTTACCTGACCCAGCCATACCTTTTAATAGTGTAACAGGATTATCTAAGATGACTTGTTTTGCTTCTTTCTGCTCCTCGTTTAGTTGTATTTTAAAACTAATCGGATTTTTAGGCTTCCTCTTTTCTTTAAAGATATTTTTTGCCTCCTCACTTCTGTTGAAATCTGTCATGACTTATTATTTGTGTATAAATATCAACAAAAAAGCCCAGATTACTCTGGGCTCAATTGTTAGATATTATCTAAGGTTGGTTTACAGGGTGTTCAAACCGTTGATGTAAATCTTACCATAGAATTCAGGACGTAACATCTTCTTAGCAAAACGAGTCAACAATCCTTTACGTGGTGTGAAGGTGTTTGGATCGTAGATAAGAGGAGTCATGATCAACGGAATATATGGAGCGAATACAGCACCTGCCTCTAGGAACTGCTTACCACGGAAACCTACTAAGATAGTATTTTCTGTCATGTAAGGGTTCTTATAAACAGTGTAACGGCTGTTAAATTGACCAGCTTTTTGTACACCAAATGCATATTCCATATCTTCAGTACCGTTACTATTAGCAGCAAATCCTGGGATTGATTCTAGGATAGTTGAAATAGTTGGAGATACTACCATGAAATTTGCACCACCACGAAGGGTTAATTGGTGAATACGGTTGCTCAACTTGTTGATTTTAGTTCCTAAAGTTTGGAACCAAGCACCTTGTGTGTTGAAGAAACCTAAACTTGCAGTTGGAGTAGTTGTAGCATTTAATGTTACGTTGTTAATTGCAGACCAGTACTCAGTGTTAGATGTAGGAACATCCTCAATTAACATGTCTAAGATTTCAAGATCAATCTCTAAAGAGATGTACTCGCTCATAATGTTAGTCAATTCAGCTTCAGCATCCAAGTTTTGGTAAGCATTCAAATCTTGTGCAAATTCTGGCGTCCATGCAGCTTTTAACTTTTTAGTTTTAGCTGTGATCGCTTGTGATTGCATAGAAATGTTAATCTCTGGGATTGAAGAACTAATACTAGATCCTAATGAGTTAGGTACAGCGTAAGTTGATCCATCTTCGAAATCACCACGTTTGTTATCAGCAGTAGATTTGTTATAAGAAATAACTATTGGGTTAGTAGCATTAGCTCCTAAAGTTCCTAACGAAGCAAAGTTAGCTGAGCTAGAGAAGAAGAAGTTAATAGATCCAGATCCAGCTCCTGCGTAAGTGTAAGTAGTGAACTGTGGTAATGATAAAGCGTTGGTTATAGAACCAGATAAAGCAGTAAATCCACGTACTGCATCAGCATCAAAGTTTGGTAATGCAGAAGCACTAATAGTTAACTTATAGATACGACCAGCAGCAACAGAAGCTGATAAATCAGAATCATAAGCTACTTCAGCCCATGAAGCTGAGATAATACTACCTGTGTTGTTAGCTACAACAGCTGTACCAAAGATAGATAAGTTAGCTGAAGAAGCGGTGTACGCTATTGAAGCTGAGAATTGGTTAGTAGTGTAAGTAAAACGACCAGCACCATACAATCCACCTGTAGCTACATCTGTAGAGTAAGGAAATTGTGAAGTTGTTGAAGAAGTTCCACCATATAAAGAACCACCTGAAGTAAATGGATTCTTAGCAGTACCATATTGGAAGTCTAAGAAGAATACAAGACCAGAAGGTAAGTTCATTGGTTGAACACTAACGAATTCTTTCGCTGAGATTTGACCAAATACCTTACGTACTAATGGTAATGCGATTCCAGCCCATTGCTCACCTTGTCCTACAGTGAATGATGCTCCAGTACCAGTTGAAGAAGCTTCAACTACTAATTGCTTTGCTTGGTTTTCCAACATCAAAGCCATGTTGTTTTTGTTTACGTCTTCGCCTAAACCTTCCAAAAGGCCGGTTTTGTTCCATTTGTTTGCTAATCTAGCAGCATCACCTTGTAGTGACTTCCATGGATTTGCGGACTCGACTAATGATTGAATTGTGTTCATTTTTTTAAATCGGTTTTTTGTTTTTATTAATTTTATTTTCTTAAACCAGCTAATATCTGCATACGAGCAAATGCATCGTTTACTTCAATAATTGGTTGTTTTGTTTGAGCAGGAGCAATACTTCTTGAAGCTGATCCTAGTGATTCTTTAATTGGTGCTTTCTTAGCTGTTGCTTTGAAAGATTCAGTCAATGTTTCGAATACTAATTTAACTTCTTTTACAGTTTCTGCTTTGTCAAACGTGTTTAAAACCTTTACTTTTTCTGATTCGGTAAGATTCTTTGCTTTGAAGATTTTGTTAGTGTAAAGTAACTTAGCGTTTAATAGATTAACTTCATTAAGTTCGTTTCTTAACTCACTAATAGTTTCTTCCATTTCTTTAGCATCAGCAACTTCAGTTAACTTGTCAATAGCTTTTTTAGCTTTGTCACCTAATAATTGGAAAGCAGTTTTAACATAGTCTTTAGCAGCAGCAGCTGTTATTCCTAAGGTAGCAACTAAAGCAGCTATTATTTCTTGGTTGTTAAGATAATCATCAACATAATTAGATACTTCTGTTACTTTTTCTTTTTCTTCATCAAGAAGTTCGTTTAAAAGTTCGTCTAATTCTACTTCTTCTTCATCTTCAACCTCTACTTCTTCACCATCTATGTCTTCCATGTCTTCCATGTCTTCCATGTCTTCTTCTTCTTCGCCTTCTCCAGGCATAAGCTTACCAGTTTCGATCATGTCATCAATAACTTTCATTACTAATTCTTCAATTTCTTCGTCTGACATTTCTTCGAGCATTAGATCTTCATCTATTCCCATGTCATCTTCAGAAACTGTATCATCAGCTTCGTCAGTCATTTCTAACTCTGCAAGGATTTCATCTAGATTAAAAGATTCTTCTAATCCATCTGAATTCAAGTCAGCGGTAATTTCATCTGCTTCTTCTTCAGCATCATCCTCATTTAGTCTTTCAGCAAACATTGCTGTAAGTTGTGGAGTGAACGCTTCTTCAAGAGCAGCTTTTGCGTTCGCGATAGCAGTTTCCTTAATGGTTTTAGCCTCAGCGATTGCTTCTTTGAGCATTTCTCTGTTCATTTTTTGTCCTCAATTAAATTGTTTTGGAAATACGTTTATTAAGAAACGTAATAGATTTTTTATTAATAGATGCTACATATAGATTTAGGGGTAGCATATTTGAGCATACATATATATGGATTTATGTAAAGTCGCCTTTTATAAAAAAGAAATGCCTCTCTTTCGAAAGGCATCAGTCCTAAAATACTATTTTAGGAGGGGTTACACTAATATAAGTTTAAATTCATCACCTTGAGATTCTATTTTATATTCATTTCCACCAATATTATATGTTTCTCCTGGTTTAAAATCTTGTCCATCCATTGAACCTTGACCTAGTGCTTCTAAATCATCTGTTATATCTCTATCATCATAGTTAATAATTTGGTTCATTTCAGCTCCATTATGAAAATACTGCATACCTTCATTTAATGATTCATTAGTTCCACCTGGTATTATTACTGCGAATTTACCATTCCATTCTGACGCTCTTGGGATATCAGGATTACCTGGGAATGCTGTTAATAATGAATAACATTTTCCTTCTTCGATTTTTTTAGCTATATCAACGTCTGTTTTAACATCATCTGGTAAGAATTGAGGATTTGATTTTCTAACAATTAATGATATTCTATTAGAAGCAAAACTAGATAAAGGTTGTGATGTAGTGATAGAAGGAACTTTTACTTTATTAGGACCTTCTTGTTTTTCAACTTCACCTTCTTTAGCATCTTTTAATGCTTTAGCTTTATCTATAGGTAAAACTAGATCATATCCTATACTTGGTTTGTTTAATTCATATGCTCCACCATCACCTGATACTTTAGGAGCTACTTCTTTAACCAT